ATAGTTTCAATAGCTCGTTTCAAACGGTCAGGACGTTTGTATGTTATGACTACCGCAGATACCAACGGTGATTTCATTGCTCCAACCAATCAATTGTTCTTTCTATTGATTGTTCGCAGTTGTATTTTGGTTTCCAACCTACGGATAATGCTTTATCAATAGATAATATTGTATAAGGTGTATCACCTGGCCAACCTCTATCACCGCCTGTAAAACGCATAATCGGTGATACTTTTAATCGATTACAAATGATATTTGCTAATTCCCTAACGGACATTGTATGAGTGTTGCCGAGATTATATACTTCAACATTTGTGTTATGGTCGTTCCGTGGAATATCAATAAGACCATTTACACAATCGGAAACATCGAAATATGATTTCAATTGATTTCCATCCCCAAGAATCTCAAGTTCGTCTTTGTTCTTTCGTAATTTGTGAAATAAATCATAAATGACACCACGGTGTTGATGATTTCCGACAACATTCGCGAAACGAAACATCCACGCTTTGATGCCGTATAAATCGGTATATGCGTAGATAAACGCTTCATTTGCAAGTTTTGATGCACCATACATTGATATCGGTCGAATGTCCTTTACATCTTCCGGCGTTGGTGTAACGCTAGTGACACCGTAAATTGATGAACTCGATGAAAATATGAGTCGAGGTACGTTTTCTTTTCGTATGTATTCAAGAACCGCATTTGTACCTTGTACATTGTTTTTTAAATCCGTTGTTGGGTCTTGATAACTTTTTCGTATATCAGCACTAGCCGCTAAATGATATACTTCATCAATTCCTTTCAATACTTGGCGATGTGCATCAATATTATTGATGTCGTCCCATATCATCATAAAATCTTGATGTTTCTTGACGTCTTCAATAAGATAAGATTTTTTCTTATCGTTATCAATACCAATAACTTGATGTGAATTTTCAAGCAGTCGTTCTACGAGGTTGCTTCCTATAAATCCTGATGCTCCAGTTACTAAAATCTTCTTCATTTAAATTCCTCCTTCATCCAATCCCAACTTTTTTGTAAACCAGTATCAAGGTCTGTTTTAGGTTCCCATTGTAAACAATTTTGTGCTACATTCAAATTTGGAACACGAGAAAGTGGTCCACTCGGTTTTGATTCGTCAAATTGTATCTTGATTCGTTGTTCTGATAATTTGACGATTTGTTCTGCCAATTTTCGTATTGATATAGGTTCATTTCCACCGATATTGACCGTTAATGATTTTCTTTCGATGTATTTTTCTACTTTCAATATTGCATCAATTAAATCATCAATATACACGAGATTGCGTGTTACATTTCCTTTACCCCAAACAATGAATTTTTCATGATTAAGGATTTTTCTCATCAATGATAACACTACTTGTCCCGATTCGGGTGAATAATCATCACACGGACCGTATGATTTGAAAATACGGACAATACCTACTTTGATACCAGCATCGGACATCATTTCGAGATTTTTTTCGGTAATGAATTTTGCCCAGCCATACCCTCCCTCTGGGTCAATACGCATCTCATCTTTATCTTTTTCTTTGAATGGTTTTGCCGTTTTATCATATTGTTTTGCTGTATTGTATACAGAAACGCTTGATGTAAAAATTATTTTTTTAACATCGTTTTCGACACATGCACGACAAATGTTGTTATCGATTGCAATATTTTCTTGTAATGCTCGCAATTCGTTTTTAGGTGAACCATGTAGAAATTGCATCCCACCGATTCGACAGGCAGTATGAAATACAGTTCCAACGTTTTTTGTCATTACTTTTGCCTGGTCATAATCACGTAAATCGCTTTGTTGACAATGTGATTTTACACCAAGATACTCAAGATATGATTGTTTTCCACGTGAAAAATCATCAGCAAGAATATAACGTTCCATATCACGTTCTTCAAGCGCTTTACATAAATGGGAGCCAATAAAACCGGCGGCTCCTGTGATTAAATAGCTCATGTTCCCTCCTCCTTATATCGAGACATACTTTTTTCTTCAAAACAGTCATGACAAATTTTGCCGTGATGACTATTACGCAATTCTTCAACTGGGAAAAGATGTCGGCACAGTACACACATCTTTTTCTTCATGCTATCTTTTTCTCAGCTTTTTGAAATTCGTCCCACGCTTTTTCAAAATCACCAAGTGTAGATTCCGTTTTCTCATTGTACGGCATTTCATTCAAAATTTTTGGCGGAATAGTGATAATATCGGGTTGTGCCGTTAATATTTCCTCGATATCAGAAACCTTACGAATGCTTCCAACAATCAATTTTGTTTCAGGATAACTTTGCCTGAGCACATTCATTGTTTCATTGATTGTATTCCACGCATAAAATGTACCGCTATCAACTTCTTCTTCATTTTCAGGAGGATGTTTTTCGTTCCACCAATCCTTCATGCGATTGTAGAATAATGAAACATATGATGCTCCTGATGAAGCAGCTAAAAATGCTTGATTAAGTGTCATACAAGCTGTCACGTTTGTTTTGACATGCATACTTTCTAATGTGTTAACAGCTCGTAATCCGTCACCGTTTCCCATCATCGGAACTTTTATGACGGCGTTGGACAATCGAAAACCTCTCGGTCCTGTCCATCGTGTGTATTCTTCAGCTTTTTCTACAATTTCATTATAGTTGTTTGGTCCTTCTAAAGACACGGGCATCGGATATACCATTTCAAGAATTTCAATTGCTCGTTCCTTGAAATTACAACCTTTTTCTTTTAGAAAGATTGCTTGGTTGGTTGTTACTCCTGTTCCGATACCCCAACCCAAAAATTGTTTAATATCCTCTAAATTTGCTGTATCCAGAAATATTTCTGTCATCGGCGCCTCACCACCAATAAATTAAAATATCATATGAAAAAGTAATTTATAAACTTTTATGAAAAATGAAGAAATGATTAACCTATTTTATTTAACCTAATATATACATCGAAACTTCCGTCACCACCGTGTTTATCTAGAATGACCCAACCTGGTATTTCTTTTCTAAAATAATCGTATCGTTTAAGGAAGCGGTCCCAATTATTATTAGTATAATCAGAAAACTCTTCAAAATAACAGGGGTCAGAAACAATGATTTCACCTGTTTTTACAGTTAAATCACCTGTACCACGTACAACTCCATGCCATGTATTAGGCATAACCCATGTCACACGATATTTTCCATTTGGCACCCGGAAAACTTTTTGATACCGGTCACATTTTCTTCCTTTACGGTCGGTGATTGCAATAGTTCCACTATCCACACCTATATTACGAGCTTCTATTTCTATAATTTTACCTAATTTTTTAACACCCTTTTGGGTTGACCAATCTGGCTTGTGCCAATAGTCATCTATTTTTACCATTTATTTTACCTTTTCTGATGCCTATTAAACAAACATCCCAATCGACATTTGAAGCAAGTTGTCTAATTAATTTTTTTGTGAATTGTTTCATCCTTTACAACTCAAAATCAATGTTGTTCTTTATACATCCTTTTTGAAATTCAAATGTATGTCTTTTTTTGTATGTATCAGTGTCACCATATATAGGCCATCTTAATTTGCATACTTTAAGTGATATGTGATTAAGAAATTTTTCTCTTACGCTTGTATCAAAACCGTATTCTTCAATTTCTTTGATGAATTTTTGTGTTAAGAATTTATCGAGTTGTTTTTGAGTTAATTTTATACCATAAAAGTTGTCGAGTGTTTTTATTATGTCTCTTTTTACACTTATACTAATTTTTGGTTTAGATTTTACCATACATAAATATAGAATAGAACCAGTATTTCAATTTTGCTATTCTATTATTTTAAAGGATATTGATTTTTATTCAAACATAAAGATTATTAATCATTTTTTGATTTCATATATAAAAGAAAGACAAAAACATACCATTGTTTTCTTCTAATTTTTACTGGCATTTAAGTCTAGACATTGCTCCAAACCATGTCGGAATATACGATGCGTTTTCTATCATTTACCTTCACCTTTTATGCTATGATTAAATCTTAATTACTCCTTTTTCACTAAATCTTCTCTTGCTCTTTTCTATTGGTGAATTATACCATGCTAAGTATTTGTTCACCTCAGTTCTTTTATTTGAAAGCAATCTCAATACGACTTTTCCTTCAATCATCTTCACCACGTGTAACAAAATAGTTTGTATGTTGTCTAATTTATCCTTTATATCTTCTAAATCACCCATTCAATCACTACCTATTTTTTTTATTATAAACCTATTTCTTTTGCTTTAGTGTAATAATTATTATAATAAGGACTAAACATACAATCAGTTTTTTCGCAATCCTTACATTTTTTAAAAGTTTGTTTAATCCTCATTAATGTTGTAATCCCATTTTCAGTAATAGAACCATAATAATTCCAAACACCATCACTGCCAAAATATGATAAATCTTTGAATGTTTCTTTAACTGATTTTTCACCTGCTTGACATGCACACCACTTTTCTTCGGAAAGAATTTGATAATCCATTATCAGTTCTCCTTTGTTGTTCTAAAAATGCTAATAATACTTTGTATAATTATATAATGCATAGTATATTCCAAAGACGCTACCGATACTAATAATAGCCCAATATTTTGATAGGGTCAATGCTACTTTTCCATCTTCAGAGAATGCTAATGTTGTTATGAAACAAAAACTGATTATCAACATTCCAAAAGAAAAGAGAAAAAGTGTTGTATTTAGTTTTTTGTTCATTAATATTTTCATTCAATTGCCTCAATAAATGTTTTTGTTTCCTCCAACGCTTCTGGGTTTCCAATATGATACAATCGCTTGGTTACAAAGTAAGGAACAATCTGTTCTCTTTTGAATAATCTATTTCGAAATTGTGATGTTGACATTGGTGTGTTTTCGGGCAACATTTTGATTGCTTTTCTTTCAACTAACGTTACACCATAATCTATATGATGTCCGTTTGTTTTATCATCAACACTAATGATTTTGTTGTTTTTGATGAATATATTGCTTTGGTCAATGTAATTATTGTTTTTCCAAACGGCTAACATTGCTAATTTATCTTGGGCTATAAATAATTGATACATATCGGTGAAGTTCAGGTAAGGAAGATAACTGTCACCATACATAATGAAAAAGGTATGTTTCAATAGCGATTGTGCTTTTTTCACCGCTCCTATTGTACCGAGTTGGTCATCAACACTATATTCTATATTTACATCAAATTTTGTACCATCATCAAAATATTCTTCGATTTGTTCTTTCAAATGATTAACACAAAAAACAAAATCCGTGATGTGATGTTTTTTTAATAGTTCGATTTGATGTTCAAGAAACGGTTTATCATCGATAAGCATCATTGCTTTCGGAGTTTCTTTTGCGAGGTCACCTAATCGTGTGGCAAGACCGCCACATGGAATGACACATTGCATTTTACATTTCAACCTTTTTTACTTTTTGAAACTTTCCACAATCGCACGTGGAAAGTATTTTATTGCAGTTTTCACATTTTACGATTTCCATTTTATCACTCTTCAAATACATAATGAAACAACCAATCTCGGTAGTCGTCTTTATCATACACACTAAATGCAGTTTCAAGTTGATATCGACCTTTTATAAGCATACGACATTTTCTCGTAAACATCAGGTTGTTCTTTTCTTAGTTTTTCCATATTATGGTGATATGTTTTATAGAATTCTTTGGCAGAATCAAACGCTTTGAAACAATCGTTTATACATCGTTTTGCTACATTATAAGCGAATTTTTCATCATCAGTTTCCAATTTATGTTCCGTTAATGATTCTTCGATTTCTTTTTTCTTATCCATTAATCGTTCCATTATTTCAAGTCCATTTTCTTTTTTGTTTTCTTTGGTGTCCTTGAACTGAAATCAGAGAAGAAATTTGCTTGTGTTCCTCGTATAGTACCTATTTTTTCTGCATGAGAATATTGTTTAGTTGACATCGCAAGGTGTCCCATTGTCCTGTTGACGTTTGCGCTTGCATAACCAATAACATTTCCTTTTGGCATATCAAATGCTTTTGCTCTTGACCAAGCGTCTTGGTCAGCACCTAAATAGATAAATGTCCATCCGTGTTTTTCTTTGTCCCTCATTAAACCTTTAATACTATCGAGATTATATTCTTGAGACATGTTTTCGCAACCATCAGTAATGATAGCGAAAAGGACATTTTTCTTGTTTGTAAGTTGTCCGATTGTTCTGCCAATTGCATCATAAAGAGGCGTTCCGCCCATTGGGTGATAATCTTCATCGGTAAATGATACTAATTTAATTGGTTTGTTTCTTATTGGTGTTTCTACGTTGTTGCTACCAAATTTTGTAAGCGTTAAATGATAATTGATTTGTTTATCTGTTTTTAATTTTTTGAGATATGTATTGATTGCGTTAATAGTATCAGGTTTGTTTGAATACATCGACCCGCTTTCATCAAGGAGCATGACAAGGTGTTTAGAAGAAGACGATGACAAATCATCGTCATCGTCATCATCTGTTATTTTATCAACAGAGATGTCGTCTGGTACTACATCTCCATCGAGGATTTTTTTCTCGAGCTTATCGAGTTTTTTTATTTTTGCTTTATATTTTCTGCGTTTTATTTCAATGTCAGCTAATACTTTAGCGACACGTTTGTTGACTTCTTTTTTCGCCAACTGTTCTGGTGTTTTTTCTTCTTCTGGCATTATGCCACCTCCTTTATTTCCTTACTACAATTCATACACAATATTGTATTACCTATATAAGATAAACGTTTTTTATGACAATACGGGCAAGTTTTTTTTCGTATTTCATCCCATTTTTTAAAAAATGCATTACGATTTTTTTCAATTTTATTGATTGCATAATCACAATTTCTTGGACAATATTTTGTATAATAATAGAGTGAATGTCCATATTCTTTACATTTTTTGCAAAGTGAATATTTTTTATTTTCTTTCATACTCACCAATTTCATTCAGGAACACTTCAGGTTGCATGGTTTCATCACCAATATAGAAATCCTTTGGTATTCCCATCATTAAACGATGATACTGTACACCCCATTCCTTTAATTGTTTTTTGGTTAACGTTTCCCAATCATATCCGCTCGTTGAACCCCTTGCTGTAACAATGAGTATTTGACAATCAAGGTCGTATAACATATTAAGTAAAGTAATCATCGCGTAATCTGGTTCAGCGTTCTCGTAATTACCTGATTCAGTATCACATAACGTTCCATCCATGTCAAACCATATTGTAACTTTGTCGCCATCTTCTATTCTTTTCAATACTTTTTGTAAAAAAGGCGTCAATTGTTGTTGCATCCGTTCATGTTTTCTAACATCTTGTAAAAGATGAGTAACATCACCATATGTCTTACAATGCGATAATCCTATTGCAATTTGTTGGTCGAATAATTGTGGTGACATTTTTGATTCTTTTTCTGTAACATAGTTCCACATATTGATGTCCTCATTTACGATGTCCTTTATATAACGCAAATGTGATGTAATGATGTAAAACGACATGCATTGATTCAACAACAGGTGTGGATTCCGCAGGAACATTGATACAAAAATCACACTCACGAAGCATAGCGCCACCATCGAAACCTGTTAACGCGATTGTTGTCCCGCCGTTGTCTTTTACATAATTGATTGCCTTCATAAGATTTTGTGACCATTTTCCTGCTTTATCAGTTCCTTTTCCGCCATGTACTGATAACGTAATAAGGATGTCGCCTCGATTATAAAAGCGTTCTAATTGTTCAATGTATAGTTCTTCCCAACCATCATCATTAATAAGTGCTGTCATTAAAGACGCATTTTCTACTAAACTGATTGCTTTAATTTCTGCCATTTTACATAAATCAGCTGCCATGTGAGAAGCTGTTCCAGCACTACCACCATTACCGGCAATAAAAACTTGTCTTCCTGCTTCACGTGCTTTTTCTAATACTTTTACAACGTCATGTATCGACCTATCATGGTCCAGTTTTTCTGCCATTTCGGCAATATCTTCAAAATACGACATAGTTTGTTTTCTCCTTATAATATATTTTTCCTGCTGTTTTGTAACAAAATAGGCAATAATGGTGTATTTCACCATCAATTTCCCATGTTACTGTTGCTAGTGCTTTACAATTATCACATCTCATTGTTTCAACCCGAATAAAACAGCAATCCATAACCATAGGATTGATATTTTTTTCTTTGTTAGACAAACAAGAAATACTAAGGCAATTACAAACGATAACAATCGCATGTGTTTCATGATGCAAGAGGAGGGAGTTGAACCCCCGAATTATCCTTGGAAGGGATAAAGTTTGCCGTTAACTTACTCTTGCTGAGTTTGTGGGGCAGGGGCGATTAATCCGATGAGCGAAGGATACTTGCGAAAACGGAACCCTGCCTTTCCACCTCAACCAAAGTTATATCCATGACATAGGATATGATACTCAAGGGAATTCTCCCTTTCTGCATCCTCTATAGCTTCTTTTTCTAATTCCTCTTTATGATTCATTTTTTCCTCGAGTTTGTGGGATAGGAAACAAAATTATATGATGGAGTAGACTGGTGATGCCTGAGTACAACTTTTTTTCCTATCTTTCCACCTCACAATATTTTTTGTACAAATCATCGAATATGGTCGGAAAACATGCATGACATAATTTGAGCATTTGTATTGCCATTTCTCGTATTTCCCATTGTGCGTCTGGAGCACATCGTAATGTAAAGAAATGAAGTAATTCTCGAGCATTCATAGTGATTAAAATGTGTGTAAAATATCCTGGTGGTAAAAGGTAGCGAGCATCTTCCATAGGAACGCCTTCTTCAATCATAATATTGTAATTTTCGTAAGCCTTCTCAATCATTATTTCATACAAACCGACCAATTTATTGTTTCCATACGTTTGTTGACTTATTTTTTCAATGGATGGTGGTCGCACATAATCAGCAGGACGTGGTTTGGCATGTCGGTTACTCATTTGAAGATATGATGCTATCCGGTGTCGAACTAATTGATGTGTCAAACAGCGTGATATTTCCGATACATGAAATGTAAATTTGATGTGTTCAAATACTCCTGTGTGTCCCCAACTTATGAGGTCACGGCACATATCATCAACGGATTTGTTTTTGCTTGTCCATATAATTTGTTTTTCGTTGCTTCGTGTTCCATGAGCAAGTGATATGAGTGGCTCATAGAACGAAGGTGCTGTCTTGTCTAAAAGTGATACTTCCATTAATCTTCCTCCAAAATAGGTGTATATGGATTTCCATAGTTTTCAAATAAATAGGATATTTTATCTTTTAATTCCCTTACACAATCATCGCACAAATCCCAATAATAATCATTATTATGATTTTTATAAAATCTAATGTATGTCTTGTTAGGAACACGTATTCGTTTATGACAATGGTCACAACATATAAATTCCATTAAAACCACTTGTTTAATCCTTCTTTTTTTGTTTTTTCTTGTGTTTTAGGTAAATCTTTTTGATTAGGTTCCGATTGTGTTTCAGGTTCATGTTTCTTTTTTCTAAACCACCAATCTAAAGGTTTTGTTTTACCAATTTGCGTTTCATGTTTATTGATACCTTTACGGAAAATCCAAATCGGTTCAATTGATAATTTTTCCTGTTTCATATGAGGTCGTGCCGACATAACGAATCCTGTATAGCCAAGATAATAACAATCATCAAACGTCATGAAATCGCGAACCATATCATCACATAATGGTTGACGTTTTGATTTGATGATTGGGTCCATAATATTGATACATGAATATCCACCATGTTTGATTGTAGGCCAAGTCATTTTATTAACTTTGAAAAGAAAATCATATTTCCATGCATCAAATTCCTGATACCGATTCCATGACTGTTCCTCAACGTTTTTTGAATTCGTACCATATTTTTCGGTGCAGAAATAAGGTGGAGATGTAAAATAAACATCGAATGTATCCTTGTATAGAGACCAATCAACATCCTCCGCAGGTTTACGCCATATTTTTACGGTTTTTGCGCCGTGTACTTCAAAATAATCTTCTTCCTCGATTAGTTCAGGTGTTTTTCCTGACAAAAATTTATCATAATCAAGGCATTGTTTTTTGTATAATCCAAATGATACATCGTTTGGGTCGCAACCAACATATAATTTCGTGTGAGGCGTTCCATAAAAACCTGCAAGACGGTCACCCCAACCACATGATGTGTCAAGGATATTATCTGCACCGTACATTTCATAAATCGTTTTAGCGGCGTTTGGTTTGAATTGAGCCGCCGTGTATGTACCTAATTTAAAAGAAAGTCGAAATGATTCTTCATCTACAGGATTGTCGCCCATGATATCACGCCAAAATAACCAATTCATTGTTTCTAACTTCTTTTGGTCTTGCCATATTTCAAGTGGTGCCATCATTGATACGCTACCACATGCCATACGATTTTCTTGGTGATAATAATCACTCACACGATTGAATTGTGTTCCTGTGTTAATAAGACCGAGTTCATATTCTTCTCCTGTAAATTCATGTTCAGGATATCCTCGAATATCACCCGATTCTTTCTTTTGGAATGATTCGATACATGAAAACGAATGTAAATTATGAAATCGTTTTTCGACATCCTTTTTTGTAATAACTTTTAAAGGAAATGGAATATGTTCATTGACAATGTAATCAGCTAACGCTTTACGAATATCATCTTTTTCATATTTTGAGGTAAATTCTTTCCATTCGGGCATTTCAAACGTAGGCAAACCTCGATAATCACCGTGTGCCCGTAATATATCTTTTATTTCATCATGTAACATTCTAATCCTCCATCAATATCACTCCTTTCCTATCAAATTTGAAAGGCATACGTTTCAATCCTTTCTTTTCCATAGCACTAACAAAATCCCAGGATTTTTTATCTTCTTCAGGATGATAAAACATAAAGAATCCTGCACCTTGCGTAGCTGCTCCCATTATTTTTCCACCCAATGCACCATATTCCATTGCCGTTTCATAACATTCATCAATGAATGGTGTTGTAGCGTCTGGTGCATACGATATTTTTGTTTTCCAATGTTCGTTAAGCAACATCCCAAATTTATCAATTTCGAAATTATCAAAAGCTTGTTTTGTCAATTCACCGATTCTTTTGATGCTGTGCATCTTTTCGGTCATATCCATATCTTTTTGTTTTAATTTGATATCCTGGTTCGCTAATGCATCGGCGGCTCGAATTTTTCGTTTTTCACCTGTAAAAAATATGTATATCTTTTTTTCTAACTCACGCATCAATAAATCTTCATCCTGTAATGGTGTAATTGATACTTTACCATCAGGATGAAATGTATACGCTTTAAGAGAACCTTCAGCGCAAGCATATTTATCCTGTTTGCCTTCATGCTCCTTCATAATATCCAATTCAATATGACAGGCATCTTGAGCAAGTGTTCTTTTACTTGGGTTTAGGTAGTTAAAATGATATAACGTATTGAGTAAAGCAATCAAAAAAGCGCCTGAAGAACCAAGGCCTGTTCCTGAAGGAACATCAGCCAATGACGTTATTTCTATTCCTTTTTGTATGTTGAGATATTTGAGCGCTTCTTTAATCAATGGGTGTTGTATATCATCAATTTCTTCAGCAATTTCTATTTTAGAGTATTTTAATGAATAATTATGCCAAAATTGATGGTTCGCACCGACATATATGTATTTGTCAATTGCTCCTGATATTAAAAAACCACCATATTTTTCATAATATGACGGCAAATCCGTTCCTCCACCTCCTAACGTTATACGCAGAGGTGCCCGTGATATTATCATCTTTTTTCCTCACCTTATATTACAATATTGAATTCTTCCCTAATAATTTTTTTGTATGGAAATGATTTGTCCTTGTCAAAAGGAATGCCTGGATATTTATAATTCCAGGCAACCCATCGGATTTGTGTTTCTATGATTTCTTTCCTTTCCATTAATTCTTTCAATTTTTCTTTATATTCATCTTTTTTATCCAGTATTCTCACCACCAACATTATCATACACAATATTGATTGTGTTATTGTTTGGTTTAAAGAATGCTTGTTGTTGATGCATTGTACAATTGGTTGCTGATATCGTTATCTGATAATTGTCAGGAATAATATCTTCCCAATGGAATGTATTGTTGCCTGGTACGAGTTGTTCTGTAAATTCGTGATACATGTATGTTGTACTTTTGATTGATAATGTAGCGTCATAGGTATAGTTTTGACAGGATAGGTTAGCGTATGTTTCATTGAAATACACGTTCATATCAATTGATGATGTGTTGATGTGGAATTCGACAGGAGGTTCAGTTCGTGGTGTTTGACGCGTTGCTTCTTCATCAGTAACAGGTGTAACAGGTATCAATCCTGTTAGATTATTATTACCAACGTATATCTGAAGACTTACATTACCGGCAGGAGCAAGAACAGAGAAATTACCGTTTTCGGTAACATCGTATGTTTTTGGAATATTATATTGGTCAAACACAACCACTTGTGTTCCATCATAACTTTGATTTTCATCACCAAGTTTCACCGTTCCGTTGATAGTCGCTCCTTCATAATATGTTAAAATTGCAAGATATGGTGATGAATATGATAATGCCCAATGTTTCAAGAAATAACCAGGAATACGGTCACGTGGAATACTACCATCGCTGACTGGTTGTCCGATGTACGCTTTGTAAATCATTGTGTTGTAAAAACCATCTTTCCGTGACATTTTGGGTTCAAAATTTCTTCCTAACATTTCCGTTTCACTCATTTCTTCGATTTCCTCTAATGTAAATGAGTTTCCTGTGTTGGTGTCCGTATATGTAGTGATGTAATAATCATCTTCACCTGTTGAATATCCATGCGTTCCTCTATCAGCAAGGAATGGGAATACAGAGAAAATTTCGTACATATCACGATATTCAACACCATAATATTTGATATTGTATCCTGTTGTATCTTTGATATCCATATACATTTTTACTATTTGTTCTTCAGTTAGGTTTTCAGTCATAATACGACAGCAATCATGATATTTTGCATTTTCATCTGATACATGCAATACTGTGTTACCCCATTCAGGCGCTGTTAATTGATTGTATGTGGGTGCTGATTTTGGGTTTTCGATGTAATTGATAACATCTTGTCCCGGATAAAATGATACGTTATATGTGTCAGTAACATTACCTTCAGCATCTTTGATTTCACGGGTTTCGTTATATGGAGGTAGGTATGTTCTGTAAACGTTTTTTACGTTTTCAGGCATGATATTATTTTCGATAGTTCCATCAGTACAACGAATAATCATAACACAAATTGCTTCACCTTCAGATTGTGCGATATGAAAATTAGCTGCCGGTTCGATACCCGACTGATAGTTATCAGCAACAGCAGGATGTCCGCTCATAGCAGCTGTGTAAAACCCGTAATCCCACCATGCCATCAATGCAGGTCTGTCTTTTTCAAGTGGAATATCAGTGTCTTGATGTGATAACCAATTCAATCCTTCAGCCCAATAATATTGTTGTATAAGATTGTTTCCCCAAGCACCTGTAAATCCTTCACCGAATACTTCTTCATCCATTTCAGGTGGGACGGCGGCGTCAAGCGCTAAAAAGGTATTTGGTACCACAAGTGCAAAAACAGTAACAGCGATAACGGTTATTTGTGCAACTTTCATTCCTTGCATTGTCCGTGCAAAACCTAATTGTTCGAAATTTGTTTTTAATTTCTTCAAATCAACTTTTTCAATCATCAGCATAATGAAATATGATGTAAACAACACCATATATGGCACCAGTTCATTGAGAAAACGAGCCGCTATGGTGGTTAACCAGAAATTCGTTACAAATATACTGATGATTAAGACATGCTCAGGTTTGAATTTATCACGATACACTTGATAAAGAAATATAATAAATCCTGAAAGGCATAACCAATATAATGCAGGTCCAAACGACATCACGGTTGCACTTAATTGTGAGGTCGCCGCTTCACCAATCGTAAGTGATACTTGACTTCCATAAATACCTTCTCCAAATATAACATTTGCAAATCCTCGTAATACACCAGTCACTGGTAAAATACCAATCTGTATCATATATAAAAACGATAATCCAACTGCGCCAATACCTACTGTTATTGGTAATGTTATTAACCATGGGTAATTTATTCTCTTTAAAATAAAGTAGTACAGTAAAATACCAAATGAAAATGCCATTGTTAAAAACGGATAATGAAATGTCCGATTAATCATTGCCATGTAAGGTAATGATATGATGAATGCTGTCGCTAACATAATTGACACTTTTTTGCAAGGAACAAGGTCATATTTTGTGCGTAAGATATTGATGAATACGTAAATAGCAATAAATATACAAAATATCAAAAATATCACTTGAGCCGCAACCCATGTCATTTGAATTGTAGCCATTACTGTACCCGCTGATATTGCATATAAATATCCGCGTTTATCTTTTGTTATTAATGCTTTAATAAATAAATAAAACGTCAATGTAAACAACAAAAGCAAAAATGAATCATGGTCGAATAAAGAGAAACTTGAACCGTGTCCTGAACCAATATGTATAGGAATCAATGCAACAAGAAAAGCGGCAAAAATACCAACCTTTCGACTGAATAGTTCCTTTCCTATACCATATACAGGAAAAACAAGCAATGCACCATAAATTGCCGGCAAGAATAACATACACCAACCCAATGCATCAAGCACCGGCATTCCTGATATTGTATTAACAAACAATGCCGAACCGACCGCAATCATATTAAAAACAGGCGGACGAGAACCTTTATCACCAACAGGATAATTTAGTAACGGGTCTTCATCAACCACATAGGGATAATATCCTTTTTGAATCGTTTCTTCACATGTTCTCATGTTATAATAAGGGTCAGGTCCCGATAAAAAGAAACGAGTACCTAACGTATCACCATCTTCATTATATGCACCGCCTGATGTGTAGTTGAAATAACTGTTCATGAAAAGAACCAAAAACATGATACCTATAAGAGTAATAGCGGTGATTGTTCTCTTTGAAGGTAATGTTTTTTTGATTGGTTCTTGAATTTTAGCTGGTTGTTTAACAACAGCCTTCTTTTGTTTTTGTTTCACTCTCTTTCGAGTCATTTTTACTTTCCTCCAACAATTTTTGATGTTCCCAAAACCGTTTGATATAATCTTCAAACCATATCGGATAAAACTGTATGATAACGAAACCAATTATGGTTAATCCTATCAATCCTCCAACAATAGGTCCGTATATTGATTGTGTAAACAAACACGGTATCACAAGACATGCAATGAATAACATGCTGAATACAATACTATAGAATATCAACCTCACTTTTGTTCCATTATCCATTAATTTTTCTTCTTCCATCATGATAATACTTCCTTTATTTTTTCTGATAATTTTTTTCCAAATCCTTCAACTTCCATAATTCGTCTTACAGGCGCTTTAGTGATTTCTGCTATTGAATAATCAAAATGTTCCAACAAATGAACACCTTTTTTAGCGCCAACACCAGGCAAACGACTGATGATATCAAGTTTTATTTCCTGTGAACTCGCTTCGCGTTTTGCTTTTTTATGACGGGTTCGTATCGGGCTATATTCCTTAACCGGATTTTTCAAGTCATAGAATTTTTCAATGACACGACACGTAAAGGGCACATATAACGTACCAACAAACATGATGGTTACTTGATGTCGTGCCATAATTGATGCTAATTCACCTGCAATTATTTTCGGATTTGTTCCTTTATTTTTGGTGATGAGGTCTTTTATTCCATCATATTCAATAAAGAGGTATGGATGAATGAAATTATTTTTTAATTCAATCAATTGTTTTTCAAGTTGTTTATCGTATACTGATTGTATGAAATCAGTATGCTTTCGTTCAATACCAACCAAATTATCAGGTGTATGAACATCAGCAGGAAAATTGCCGACTTGTATACCTTCTATCAAAGGTGATTTACCTTTTTCGATAAATTGTCTAAATCGTGGTATGACTTCCTTTTCACGATAATCAACACAAATTCTCATTCGATGCCTCCAAATGTGCCTTTGGGTCCTTGATTTTTCTTATGGATGGGATGGTTGGATGTGTTTTCAAAAATATTTATCAAGGATATCCCAGCAATATTAGAATACATTTACCAATGCCTCCTTTTGAAACTACAATTTTTACAAAGGTGTCCATATGATTTTTCCAAAAAAGAACATTTTACAGGACGTGGTTTGACACTTCGTATTTGATATGATGTTATCCCAGGTCGATATCTTGTCCAATTACGATTTTTGATGAACGCATTAATAGCGATATCAGTATATTGTAGATGTTTCAACCACGCTACAAGTTCAACACGTTCAAAATGTGTGGGATGTGTATTTGTTGCAATTGCTTGTAAACATGGAAGACCTAAAGCTGGAACGTTAGGAACCGTATTTCCTAATCGTTTTATCTTCAATTTTATTTGGTTATCAGCTTTCCGAGGAATAATCTTGAAATTTTTAAAATGGTGTGAAATTTGAAGTAATGAAATATCACTTTTTGGTGGTTGTGGAACGATACCTGGTTCTTTGACAAGTTTCGATATATGTTTACATCCTTTATCGAATTCATCATTTGTAAGATATCGACAGTACATACCATTTTCCTCGAGTTTTCCTGTTTCTTCATTTGCACGTATATATTTTGATGTTGGATATCGTATTAAAAATCTGATTCGTCCATATGTAGGTGAATCAAACGCTTCCAGTCCTAATTCTTTTGACAATCGCATTTGTATCGAATACATCAAATTTGAAACATCAACTTTATCTCGTGGTGTGTAAAGAGTGACTGGTTTGAATAAAATGAAAGCGTGAAATCCTTTACCTCCGCTAAAGTTTTGTATAACAGGAATATCACGTTTATAGCACCAATCACTCAATTTTTTCACGTTCCTCCACGGCATACGGATACTAAAATATGAATCGATGTCAAATAACAGATTGTCAACAATTGGTACGCCTTTTCTTTTATAACGAAACGGAGAAACAAAGTAAGGTACCTTATTTTTGAACATCCGTTCAAAATTATCGAAGGCAAATTTTGTTTCAACCCATAATTGGTTTGGGAAACCAACAAATCTGGGAGTTTCGTTAAACATCAAACCAACTTATATTGCCATTATCTCCTCGATAGCAATGGAATTAGCGTTTGATAACATAGGATTAGTGTGCATAAACGCGGTCAATTTAGTGAGCGCTTCTTCCATTGTCGAAGCAACAATAACGAACCTACGGAGTAATTCATCGTCTTGCAATATACCCACAATAAATGTGGTATATTCAGGTTGAGCTGGCGGTTGCGGAGTTGTCGATTGTGATGTTTCGACATGCGGTTGTTTTTTTCTCAATCCTAATTTAGGCATTTAATCCTCCTCTACGTTTGCTTTATTTATATCATTCATTTCTTTGGCAAAATCGAGAAAGCACCGGTCGTCACAAAGATGCACATCACCATCCAAACAAAGGATAGTATCACCGACATCGAATGCTTCGTTACAGGAATCACATGATTCTATTTCGCTATTGCAATGTGAACATTTCATTATTCTTCCTCCTCAACATAAGGCGGTAAAAGGACACCAAACATGTAATCATCGTTTTCTTCGTAAAACCAAGCGGGTGCTTCATTGCATAATTTTATATTGACATCTTCACGGAAGGTATCACCGATTTGTTGTACACCAAAAGTGTATATTGCGTTTAATTTTTCACCTTTAAATATTTCACCGTCAGGTTTCCACGTGCTATCATCACTCGTATCATGCAAATCACCAACACGTACATTGATTTTTTTGTTTTTAATGCAAAACGTGTAATATTCCGTTTTAAGTGGACTTGCATCGCTGATGAATGCTTTGAAATCATCAAGTTTTATTTTCATATTGACATCAAGTTTTACTTCGTCAACACCTTCACCGATGACTGGCACTCCATCAACAGTTTCGAATGGTAATCCTTTAATGATTTCATCTTCAGGTTCACGCGTTGTTAGGTGTATTTTTTTCTTTTTACACACGATAACAAATTTGTTTCCTTCAGTATTTACCTTCAAAACTTCTTTTGGTGGTACTGCTTTGATGAGTTTTAGTGCTTTTTCGACATCAATTTCAACCGTCTCATCTTTTCCATCGATTGATTTAAAGAACCCTTTGTTAAATTTAATAAAACGTAGGGCTCGGGCATGTGAATCTTTTTGTATGGAAAATAATGTTCCATCAGTTGTCGTTGATATGACACTTGATGGAAAAACATTGACGAGCATCAGCCTTTCAAACATTTCAACTAATTTTGATTGTTCGAGTTCAAAATTCATATTTATAACTCCCATTCATCTTCATTTTGTTCCTTTTCTTTCTGTTTTTCTTCTTTCGGTTCTTTTGGTTTTTCTTCTTCTTCATCAGCAGGTTCGACCTTCTTTTTTGGTGGGTTGATTCCTGCTTGCATTTCAATATCAGTTATTTTTGAAACGCAGTAACCTAATTCCTCAAGTCGGCTACAAGAATGACGGTGCAATTCGTATCCGTTTTTACTGGTGATTTTTTGTTCACTATACAATCGTGTGTAACCAGTTAATTTGAAAGGCTTCATGAAGAAATCATTGCCTTTATGTGATAGATACAAAACAGTGTCAACACGGTGTATGTTGTCTTTTTCACCAGCTGGTCTCCATTTCAATTGTGAGAATACAGAATCCTCATTGTCTTCCTTTTTGACTTCAGAGGTGAATACAACATTGAATGGCATTTTTTTGATTTTATCAATCCAGTTAAAGTTATGATAAAATTTTATTGTCACCCAATCCTTGTATCCTTCAAGTGCTTGGTAAGCGGTTTCTTTACCTGCCTTATCTTTTGATTCCATCATCGCTTTGACTTCTTGACGTTTTGTTGCCATTAAATCAGCGAGTGATTCACCAAAAGCTTTTCTCGAATAATAATCCTGAGTGAAACGCCAGCTTTCCTCAAGTAATTCAATGACCAACCAACCAAATTTTCCGGTGTTTTTGTAATGTTCCTTCAATCGTTGTTCAGCAACGGCGGTTGATGATACCATTTCTTCGTATGTGTTAACAGGAAATACAAGTATGTTATCGAGAAATTCACGAGGAATCAATTTTTGTATTTTTGTGATACCAGTACTTCTGTCAGGATAAACAATACACATCAATAATTCATCTTTATTTACTCCAGATTTTTTGAGATATTTTAAGATGCCAAGGTAAAACGAAGTTTTACCGGCACCGCTTTCGCTAAACAAAAGCATTTTTTCAGTATCAGCTGTTTCCTTTATGAAATTGGTCATTGTAATTGGTTTGACGAGTTGTTTTTTCCACAAATCTTGCTCGTCATCCACTGCGCCAGCGACCTTTTTTTGCATCATGTTATTTCCTCATTTTATATTTCGTAATCACCGTCTTCTTCATCGTTCTCTTCTTTCTCAGCTTTTTCCTTTTGTTTCTTGGGTGTTTCCTTTTTTGTTGTTGTTTCTGCCTCTTCATCAATATCGTCATCCATATCGTCATCCAAATCATCAACATCAACTTCTTCCTTTCCTACAGATTTAACAGTTATTTTTTTAGGCATAGCAAATTTTGTAGGAACAGTAAAATGATTATTCCATCGTATATCACCTGTATCTTGGTTGACGCTAACGGTACCACCAAATCGAATGATTGAACCTTGAGCCCATTCAACTTCCTCGGGAGAAACAAAAATCGTGTAACTTCCTCCAACAACGGATGAATCCATTACAGCGTAACGACCGAATTCACGTCCTGTTGAAGAACTTTCTCCTACCTCTGATTCAATGACGGTTGCCTCAAGAATACGAATATCAGTATTATTTTCGCTTTCATGTAAATCCATTGAATTAATGGTGATAACAAGACTTTCAAGGTTAGGATGTATTTCCTTTTCATAGAATTTTTTGAACTCAGGAATCTTGTCATCCGTTTCAGTAAACATTGCACGGTCTGATGTTATATTGATTCCCCATGCATTGTCCTTTACGATAACCTTTGTCCGATATACCTTATTGCGTTCAAGGTTTCCGAGGTTTTTGGCTCCATCACGCCAAAACGTTCCAGCGGCGTATTGAACATCACCAAGTTCTTCCTTGCCTGAGTCATTTTTCGTTATCGGTCGAGCAAGTGCAACTAAATCACCAACATAAGTATCATCACCTTTTACCTTTATTTTCCTTGGGTTTGGTGAGTTAATGACGCGTATGCAATAATCAACTGCATTCCCAGTCATGGAATGTTGACGATATAAAAGAGCCCAAGCGTAACGAATCTTGAATTCCTTCGCTTCCTCATTATCTCCCATCGCAATGATGTTTTCGTCTGTATTTATAAATTCTTTTAATTGAGCGAGTAAATCTTTTGTTGGTATCTTTGTTACTTCACTCAATTGCTTCATACCTGCTTTGATGTCGTCTGGTATTTTTGCCATTTCATATTTCCTCCTTTTTTGTTTTATTCAATATCTCGTATTTTTTTCAAATACGCCACGTTTCCGAAAAATCTCCTTTCAAAGAATTTATCCTTTTCAAGGTCCGAAATACGTGTAAAAGTGCTGACGATGTTTGATTTTTCAAGACGTTGCAAACAATTATCAGCGGTTTCAACCGAACAATTATCCCATCTCGGCTGTAGGTTTTCAACCATTGTTGTACGCCGTACCCATAGCTTATGTTTCACAAATTTTTTCAATTTAATCTGACGGTCATATTCCTGTAACGAATCACGAATGATTCGATGACGTTGAGCGCGTTCATACGGTGTAATTACCAATAATGATTCTAAAACAACAATAAGATTTTTCCATATCTTCCAATAATGAAGACGAGCATAACCGACATCACCTATGTTTAAAACAGTGCGTAAATCAATCAAAGCGTGATGAATAGATAGTTTCATTAGATTTTCATACAAACGACTGATGAAATGTTCTAATTTATCACGAGCTTTTGGACTTGCAGTTAAAATTTCAATAGAAAAATCCTCAATAACAGCTAATACAGCTTCATGTACTTCTTTTGGTATTTTAACATTAATATTATCTTTTTGGTATTTCTTTATGATAAGTTTTAAACGTTCTATAATATCATCAAATTCTTTTTTAGCTTGTTCATCATCAGATATATTGATGTTTTCAGAGATTTTTTTGATGACCTCTAATCGGTCCTCCAATGTAACATTTTCAAAAACAGGAATCACACGGTCAATAAATCCTGTTTTCACTAATTTATCAACTAATTTATCAGGAGGATATGTCATTAAAAGAAATGATGCGTGAGGGTCAAACGATATAGTATGATTACCTAATTGTTTTTGGATATGACATGAACCATCAGCTAACGGATTCATCGCAATTTGCATATAGGTCATATTTTTCTTTGAAAAATCAGTAGAGATATCAAAAAGAACTGATGCCTCTTCCATTCCAACAATATCGGAATCATATAACAAACCATTAACAACAACAGTTTCCTTTGATGTCGGGTCATATTGTGTTGTACCAACTAATCCTGCATCGGTTGATTCCGTTAATGATGAAAAATTTAATTGTAACGCTTCTGCTATATCTTTTATGATACCGTAACCGGCACCTTTGCCTGTTCCTTGAGGTTTAATCAATAACAAATGAACGCGAATATCAATTTTTCTTTTACCGGACATATAATGAACGTTTTTTAATCGCTGTCCAAGAATAACATGTAATGCAATACGTCCATACATTTCATTTTTGTAAGAATATGAATTAAAAAATTTTAGATAATCATGTAAGAATTCCGAACCAAGACGATGTTTTTCTACAAGTTGGGCATTTTTATGTTCTTCCTTGAGGCGGTCTTTTTCACTTAATTTTTTCATTTGACCACCTGCAAAATCCAATCAAGTTTCACTAAAATAGTTTCGTTTTTTTCAGTTACAAGTGTAATCGTATCATCAGTGATTTCTTTTAATTTACCACGCCAATAAAACGGTCTATCCTTTCCGTATGCTCGGTGTGGTACAGCAACTGATAATTCCTGTCCTATGAATCCTTCTAAACTTTCTTTCTGCATCTTTCCTCACCAATACTGTTATGAAAATCATGTAAAAGAGCGCGAAAATATATTCATTGATACATGTTTTCATATTCAATACCTCACCACCTGAAGTAAACAAAAATCCAATATCCATCCATTAGATTTTTGGGAAAAAATGATATGTCAACCGGGTTTATATATTTTTTTAAATTTCCTAATTTAGATAGATTCCAAAATTATATAAACCGAAAAAATGATATATTAATTATTGGTGGTTATTCTGAAAGAACAGGATTTTGATTATAAAAGTGAAGAAGGCGATTGGGTTCTAACTTCATCTTATGATGGTGTAACAGGAAAAGTTGAAGGAAGATTTCAATCAAAACGTGATGCAAAAAAATTTTATAAATATTTAATAAAAAGCGGTTTAGGTTCGCGTAATAAAGGTTATAAAATAGTATACGACCCTCAAAAAGTATTAGGTTTTTATAATCCTGTTGGTTCAGTTCCTATTCAAGCTATTGAAGGCGATAATTTAGAACAAGCTAAAAATCGTTATTATTTTGAAAATAAATGAGGGGTTTTCAACCTTTCTTTTTTTTAATTAACCAAAAAGAAAGCAAGTATGGCATAAATTGCGACCCCTATTAAAGCAAAAATGATACATATTTCATCGAATCTTGGTTTTCTCATTATATCCCATATTTTGATAAATTTGTAGGTTCTTTTCTTTCAAATTCAATAACCCACACGAGGTCGTTTTTTTGTTTCCATTCTTCGAAGAATTCTTCTGGCGTTTTCCCCATAATCTTCAAATTATGTTGACTCATCCAAAGTAATCCTTCTTTTTCAAAATCCTCTTCAGAAAGCTCGCTAGTTCTTTGTTGATAGAGGTCTTTTGTGATTTTCAAATGCCCTATTACTTTTCCATTTCGAAACGGGAGTTTATCATAAGCAGAAATGAGCATGTTTTTGTGAAACTTCTCTGCATGTGATGATTTCCAGTATCTTCTGGTCATTGTTTTAGCTCCTTTTAGAAAAGGTTCAGTTGTCCACGAAAATGATATAAAAAGGCTCATAATCTTGTTTCATCAATAGCTTCATTTAAAGCTTCGGCTTGTTCTTTTTTCATCGTTGCAGTGACCATTGTTCCGTGTTTTGTAATGCCTACGATTATCCAATCTTCTGATTCACAAAAAGGACAATACAAATCACGAACTAATTCTTCGGTTGTATTAATGCAACGCATATTTTCCTGTAACACTTCACATTCTTCTCGTTGCACACAAAATTTTAAATTATCGTGAGAATCCTTTAACGCAACAGCTTTCATGACATATATTGTTCCTTCTTTAATGCCTTCCAATAATGGGTCTTTCTTTTTCATTAAATGATTTCTCCTCGTCTGTATTTTACAATTTTCAATTCATTATAATCAATACCACGTAATATGACGTTTGCTTCTTTGAACATTTCTTTTGTCCTATCGCAACTTTCACTCCAACCTGTATGTTTCGCGTTTTCCCAATTCAAATCGATAACTACTTCTTTGATTCCTGATTGAATAACGGCACGACCGCAATCGGAGCATGGTGTACCGTTTGTATACATGATGCATCCTTTCAATGTTGTACCAATAAGATTTGCATTATAAATGGCATTCCTTTCAGCATGTTCATACCAAAAATATTTTTCTGGACGTTCTTCACGCGCTTCAACATTATCATTTACTTTACGCGGTAAACCGTTGTAACCAACACTACGAATTTCTCTATCAGGACCAACAATAACAGCACCGATATGTGTAAAACGGTCTTTACTTTTCATCGCTGATAAGTACACAAGGGACATGTAATAATCGTCCCACGATAACGTTTTCATATTTATTTCTCAACAATAATAGTATACAGGTTAGGTCTTGCGTTCAATGATTCGTAATGTATAATATATCCTTCCTGCACGTATTTGTTTAGTTCGTTTTCAAGATTCTTCGGACCGCCTGTTGATATTACTTTTATTTTCTTTCTAATGAATGGTTTTTCTGTTTTAATTGCCGTTTCTTCTTCAATAATGATGTTTCCTGTAGGTTTTGTTTCCATAACTTGAAAAGGCAGTATTTGTCCCAATGATGTAATATTTGGAATGATAACTATATCACCTTTGGTTACCGGTCTTTTTCTAAGATTTCTGTTTAATAATATGTTAATATCTTCACCTAATTGTACACTATGTAGAGGAGCTACCGTTATTTCTTTTGCTTTTTTTGTCGTAGCTTTCTTTATTGTGACTTCATCACCCACACACGCACCAGCATTTTCTCTAGTGAATTCATCGATTCGTATGATTCCTTTTCCTTCATCATTTGGATGAGAACGCCACACAACAGCAACCGTTTTAGTATTACCAGTTATTTCAATGATGTCGCCAACGTTTAGATTGAGTTTCTCTCTCGTATCTACATCAATACGTGCTCGATTATAACAAATATCTATATTAAAAGCAATATCAACTTTTTGTTTCATGTTTTTTCCTCGTTATTTTTTGAGGTTTTTGTCGAATGAGACCGCATTTCTCACATTGTTCTACTATGAATCCTTCACTGCTCCATGATTTTTGTTTCCATTTATGAAATATACAAACCATTATTACACCGTTAATTCTATCCAATTTTTTGAACCACAATTACGACAGGCACCACCGCCATCTGTAGGACAGCAAAAAAGGTGCTGACAATCATTACACCAACAATTAAAACCCATTTTTGATAATGCAACTTTCATATCTTGTGGTATTTTTTCTACTTGCGCTCTCGTTATCATACAAAATCATCAAGTCTTCTTTGAAATCGTTGTTTCCTTATTTTTTCTTTGGTACATACATCATTCCAATAACAATGCCCCATTATCATGTATGTAATAGCGAAAAGTAAAGCTACAAATCCAACATATTGTCCTTTTCCATATATGAATAAAATAAGAGCGCCGATGCTGTGTACGGATATTGTCATTAGCGTTAGAAACATAAAAGTTTTGAGATAATTAATCAAATTACTCCCTCACGATATGGTCAAGGTCTTGCCATCTATCATGTTTGAGTGTTTTTATTTTTGAGATACATGCTTCACATACGCTAATTCCTTTCGTTCCAAGGTCCCCATCAAACCATTCTTCATCTTTACATTTGCAAATTTTTTCGCAAATATCACATTCGCGTTCTCCAACATCATCTAATTTTGATGTTGTTTTTGTTAATTCTAATGGTATAATTACTTTTATCATTCTTCCACCTCAATTTGATATCCTAAATCAGTAATAATGCAAGGAAGCATGTTAAAATTTGTTAGTTGCTCAATTTCATCTGAAACTAATATGAAAGCTAAAAAACTCATGTTATCATTCCCATAGCATCAAGTATTTTATACATTTTATCATAATCGGCTAGCATATCAAAAAATATAATGAGGATAGCAATAATTATAGCGATTGAGCAAATGGATATGATACGCCATACCCAAATATTATTCCAAATCAGTTCCTTCAGATTCATGTGTTACCACTATAATCTTTTTTCCATATTTTTCAAGTTGACCTATGATATCTTCAAGTGTTGGTGATGGTATTTTTCCTTCCATCTCATCAAGGAGTTGTTTTGAATTAACAAATTCATGTGTATACACTGGTCGATGTAGAACTTTTGATACTGCTTTTTTAAATGCTGAAAAATCCATACAACAACGTTTTTGGTTGAGTTGGAAATATGCTTGTTTTTCATATGTCCAGTTTTTCCATTCTCCTGATGATGCAAGGGCAATTGCTTCCTCACGATTTAACTGTTTCATAATATCACTTTTCACATGAACATTCTGTACAAAGGAATCCTCGATTGATAAATTTTTTATGTTTGCATTTTTTACAGGTTCCCCATAATGAAACCAAATCATCATCTTCATCAAATAATTTTTGTAAATATTTGTATTCATTTGCAGGTTGTGGTCGGTCGGTTTCGTTGAAAGTAACAACGTTGTATCCTTTTTTTACAAGTGCCTCCCGTATATCTGAATAACAACCTAACGGAAAGAACCACGCTTTTTGTTTACTATGCCAAATACCGCTTTCTTCACGCATGATATCCACAATGTCTTTGTTATAACGAAAGGTTACCTTTAAATTCCTTGGTGTTTTCGTTAATTTTATCGGTGATTGCATATCATTCCGCCGTCACTTTTATATGAACTGTTATATCACCAGTAGGTGTTGTACCTATCGTCTTCGAATTGTCTACTACAATATAATAATTTCCTTTTTCCAAAGAAACGCGTGTTTGATGTGTTTTTGTGTTAAAACGACTCGCTTCCTCAATGATACTGTAATCATCCCATTTGTTTTGATACTGTAAATGATTGGTGAAATCACCGTATTGTTCAGGAGTCATCAATAAAACGTCAATAGTACCGCCATCTTCAACATTAACATCAATATTGATGTTTTCTACATCTTCAAGTTTGTCCCAATAGATTTCGTTCTCTGATATGATAAACGTTTCACCTGGCACTTCAATGAACCAAAAGAAAGATAAATAAACGAGCCATATAAGGAATATGACAATGAGGATGATAATGAGGATGTTAATTTTTTTCATTTTTCTCCTTTTCCTTTTCTGCTTTGATTTGTTTTAATGCAATATTATTATTAGTAACGAGTAAAGAAAATAGATACCACGTGATGAGTCCTATAAGAAAAAGACCTGGTATGCCAATAATAATATACACCATAATTGCAACAAGAAGTGTACTAATTACACCTATCCATAATAAGAAATCTATTTCTTGTCGTTTTTTGGTATCCAGGTCTTGTTGGATATATTTTTTAGGGTTCAATTAATCCCGCCTTCTACGTTCTGGATGTCGGCATTCATCAGTTCGATTACGACCTCTTCCGCCGTTTTTCCATCCGCTTTGAGAACCGTCTTTTCGTCCTCTTCCTCTTCGTGGAAACATATTACACCTCCTTTTCTTTTTTTATAAAATCACCGAGTTCAAATTTTCTATTAAACGATTCAACATCTTCTTTTGACATTGAACCGTTATGTATTTTGTGCATGTGTTTTTTCAGTTGTTTGTAACTTTGATATTCTTTTGGACAGAATGGACATCTCATTTTTTCCATATCCTTTTATGATATAAATATTCATGTGCGTTGCCTATCCAGAATTGCGGTCCATTGATATTTCGTTTGTTTACTAAACCGGCAGTGGCAATATTTTTGAAATCATAATCATATGTAATGATACCTATGATTTGAGGATTGAATACGGCAACTTGCACTAATGATAAATCAACTTCAGATGGCTGTTTCATCCTGTTTGTTGAAAGTGTTGCTATTTCCTCTTTCAATTCACCTGTTTTAAATATTTTGATATCAGGTACTGGTAATTTTTTTGATACTTCATCATATACTTTATCAGTAATGGCAATATCTTTTTGATTCAATGTTGTTTTACACGCTTTTGCTTTTTTCGTTTGTTCACGATGATAAATAATGATATTTGAATCGACTAAATAATATTTATCGTAAAATTCGAATACATCAAAAACATATCCACAACTACAAACATGTTCACCCCGGCGTTTTTTAAATTTAACGTATCGTTTGCATTGCGGACAAGTCAGGTGCATAATAAGATGATTATTGTTATTCGTTATATAATTTATGATTAGGGGACCGGGAGGATGGTTTCCTGTCCTTTTCTGGGTTTGCAACCTCCCCCGGCATTTTTATTCCATCCTTCAACGCGTTAAATGTTATAATGATAAATCTTTTTTAAACGTTTATGAAAAACTATTTAATGTAAAAAAACGTAACAATTGTTATTAGTTTTTTATTGGATGAAACACACCGACAAAATCACAATTAGGACAACGATACACCTTTTTTGAATCACCAAAAATCAAACCTGTATGTTCAAATTTATAATGCGAAAATTTCAAAGCGGCGCCACATAACGGACAGGTTTTTTGTTTCAAGGAATATCAGCTTTTTCTAGTTTTTCAATATATTTTACTAATTCTCGTGCATCAACCCAACCTACAACTGGTTCGTTATTTTTGATTTTTCTTGTCCATTCAGATTTCCCGTCATCTTTTATGTTTTTATGAAAACCAACTTCAACTGAGTGATATTTATTGGTAATTTTTTTTGGGGAACAATAAAAATTTTTTCCTGCTATGATAGTTATACCATAACGATTAAGATATCTAGCGTAAATACAGATACCATAATATTCATTGAGATTATCATCCTCAATGTCCATGATTTTCCATCCCTTTCTTTTCTTGAAAAAATCAATTAAGTCATCTTGTGTTAATTTAGGTTGAGAAGGTTGTTTTACTACACCCCAGTAGTCATCGATTTTAATCATTACAACTCTCCTAATAAATCTTTGGACATATTAAAGATTACACTATCAAGTTCATCAATAAGCACGTTCGGATTATTACTTGTTATATCAATAGTATCCGATTTTGATGCAGTAGAACCGTCTTTTTCCATTTTTATGGTAACTTTTAATGTATCTTTTTCGATGATATCTATATCAATACGAGTCTTGTAACGAAAAGCGCCACGAAAGTCAAACCCGTCATGTAATGTATTAATACGAAAACCTTTTTTTGTTTTTTCATAATATATATCGCAAAGGCGTTCTTGTTCTGCAACTGTTTTTTCTAAATAAGAATCAATGGTTTGTAAAACTTGTCGTAATGACATTCCCCAATAGTCATCAATCTTAATCATAATCATAACTAATATGTAATTTATAATTTATTAAATTTAATAATCTATGTTTTATTGTAAATTTAACGTTTTAATGCTCTTATTTCTAAGTCGTGAATGAGTATATTGATGAATCCCTTTCGAGTTGCTCTGTAATGATAAAGGACAGCCATAATTTGGTGATGTGGTAATCCAGTTTCTTTTTGAATAGATTTAACGTTGTGACTTTCAAAACGTAGCCGTAGAATTTTGTCTTTTTGATGCTGTGTAAGAACCATAATTTGGTATCGGTTTTTGATATGATACCAAACTTTTTTGATTTTATAATGAAGATGAATGAATTTACATCGGTATTTCTTTTTTATTTGTGTTATTTGACGTTTTGTTTGATTTTTGAAATGATGTGCTTCATATGTCCATAATAATTTATTATAATACCCTTTATGAGCGATATTAACGGAAAAGAAATCTTTGTCAATACGATTTATTATCCAATAACCATCACCAGCGGGTGTGATATCTAATAATCCTCTTTTCGTGAATTTTAACATTTTTTAATCCCCTCCAAGAAACCATCAGGTAATTGACGGTTGTATTTTATTAACATTTTATGAGCAATTTTCGCTTGTTTTTCAGAAAGAAAATCTTGTGATGCCATTGATTTACCAATTGGTGAATCGAATTTATTGAATCCTTGGAAATCCTTTGTATTTGCACCGTCACACATCCCAGCGATGATACGAAGTCCTTCAATCATTTTTTGTTTTGATTCTTCAGTATATCCTTTTGATTGTTTGGTTTTTGATTCATCAAGCGTTACCGTTTGTGGTATTTGGATTTTTTTGATTTCGTTTGGTTTTTTCATATCGATTTCGTTGTCGAGTACACCATCAATGATGTTTTGTTTTTCAACGATTGATTGTGCCATTCGAGCATCGAATGAATCTTCAAGGACAAGGTGTTGTACGAGAACGGAATCCTTTTGTCCGATACGGTGACAACGGTCTTCAGCTTGTGACATGTTTGCAGGCACCCAATCGAGTTCAGCAAATACAACGTGATTAGCAGCTGTTAAAGTGATACCTACACCGGCAGCTTGAATGTTGCCAATGAATATATTGATGTTTTCATTGTTTTGAAATTCGGTGATTGATTTTTCGCTTTCTTCAGCGGACATACCACCGAATAGAATAACAGAATTATCCTTGAAATGTTCATGTATTTTTTCGATAACGTCACGATGATGTGCAAATAATACGATTTTATTGACGCCTTCCTCAACCATATTTTCAACGTGTGAGCAAACATCATCAACCTTTGCGAGTGCAGTTTGATGTCGAACCTTAGACATTTCGGTGAACATTGCCTGTGTTGTTTCGCGTAATTGAGAAACGATTTTACGATATTCATCCTTATCAAGGTCTTTTGCCTCTTCGGCGAGTAATTTCAATTCATCGCGTTTCGCTTCGAATTTTGATGCAACGGCGTTTTCTTCAGCAATAATTTTTGCGTTGCCGTTTGCAGGTATTTCGATGATTTGACGGCGTTTTGGTGGTAGTTCAGAAAGAACATCCAATTTGAGTCGGCGTATCATAAAAAGACTTCGAAGTTTATCCTGTAATTGTTCGGTGTTTGATGCACCTGAAAAATTCCATCCCCAAGTATCCTTATACGCGTTGCAATATTTTTCAGCGTATCGGAAAAAGTTTTTGAATTGATACGGGTCAAGAAAATTGAATAAAGGAAAACCTTCAACAGGACGATTTAATATAGGCGTTCCTGTAAGGAGCATTTTTCGCGTGGCACGTATCGGGTGTTTGTCTTTATCATTACCAAAAACGACCTGTGTGCGTTTTGCTTTTGGATTTTTCAAATAATGTGCTTCATCAATAATGACAACATCCCAATCAATCGCGTGTAAATTGTGTTTGTGTTTTGATAAAATATCATAATTAATAATGATGATGTTTGCGTCCTGCCACTCGTTACCATTTTTGATAACGGCAATTGATACATCGTCATGTATAAGCCATTTGGTGATTTCTTTATGCCAATTGATTTTTAATCGTTTTGGAACGATAATAAGAACATGCTCGAATGAATCCATCGTGTTTAAGGTACCGATTGCTTGAATTGTTTTTCCTAATCCCATTTCATCAGCAAATAAAACAGAATGATGTTTTTGTGCAAAATCAATACCCGCTTTTTGAAATGGTAAATATTCAAGACCATCAGGTTTAGGAATATCAACATCAGCCGAAACGCGTTTTGATTCAAGCTTTGTTTGTTCAATACGTTGGTCGGGTTTCCACCATTGTATTTCCCATGCACCGTTTTCGTCTTTATGTGGTGTGATTCCTGCTTTTTTCATTTGAAATTTGTTTTGATTCCATACATCCCAAAAACGTTTATCAGGTTTAGCTTTGCGTAAAATACGATATCCTCGTTTGGTATGAAATCGTTTTGGTTCAGACCAAGGTAAAAGTTCCAATAGGTCGATTTGTTGCGTCATTATTACACCATATTAATATAGATTTATTAGTATTTAAATGTTTTGTTAAAATTAATAATTCTTTATATAGGAGGGATGGGAGAAAGAAAAAATAAGGTCGAGAAGTTTTTGATGGCTTTTCTTCCTCCCAATAACGGCGGTAGGACTTGAACCTACGATTTTTGCCTTATGGGGGCAATGGATTATCCGCTTTCCCACGCCGTTAGTTTTCATAATACGTTTTTTGTATTTTTAATTTTTCATTCATTTTGTTGTTCATTCATTTTTCTCCTTTTGTAATGCGTAAATTTTTCTTCGATAAAACCACGACCACCCCACAATCCTTCATTTCGTATAATAAAGCAGTTATCGATAGTTCGCGTGATACCGACATATATCAATTTCGTTTCATCCGTAATACGCGAATCATTTCGCGGATAATAATCCATAATGATGATGTTGTTTGCTTGTAATCCTTTACTGGCATGAAGCGTACCGGCAAAAAATGGAATGTTTTCGATGATTCCGTCATGTTTACTGATGTGTCGTATATATTCTCTTTTTAGTAGGGAAAAATCATTTGTCGATTGTATGTGTTGTTTTAATTGTACAACATTTTTTATGTTTTCAAATAAATTGAAAAACACCTTGATTTTATCATCTGATTTATTCCAAATCAATTCAGGACGCGTTGCAAGTTGTGTTTTTACACCACGTTTTAGTGTATTTCTTGCTTTTAATTCGGAAATGAAATCTTGACATTCACGTAATGTTGGATTTTCATCACATAATAATTTGACGAATAAATTGTAAATGTTTTTGAATTTTTCATAATTCCATACAGTATTGGTGCGACCAATACCAATAACAGGAATATTCATTTTACTGCATTGTTCAATTGCTTCTCGAACTTGAGCGTTTGTACGAGCAAGAATATAGGTGGTGCCTTCAAGTTCACGATGTAACGCGTGAGATAAAGTATCATGTATCGTTAAGGTTCCTTGTTTGCCTGATGATTCAACATCTTGTATTGTTTTTTCACCAATAGATTCAGAAAGATAACGAGCAAAATCCCAAGGTTGTTCAGGAACGCGATAACTCTTTTTCAATACATGATAATCATCGGTTCTAATGTTTTCTATGTGTTGAGGATTCGAACCGGTGAATCGATATATCGTTTGCATTGGGTCATAACAGGCAACGACTTCCTTAACATATGGTGCGTTCCACCAAATTTCTAAAACCTTCATTTGTAATTTACCGAAATCATGTGTTTCATCAATGAAGATATATTGAATAGGACGATGATATTGTAATTTGTTTTTATACACGATTTGCAACAGGTCTTCATATTCCCATCGATTGTGTTTTCGTTTATATAATTCCCATCCTTTGTAAAATGATACAAGAAAATCAACATCAAAACGATGTAAATACACGCGTTCTTCCTGCTTTAATTCAGCCCGATTTCGTATTTTTTCGATAATGATATCATCATCAGCATACATACATTTCAACAAACTGAACCACACGTACATCGCGTTTGATTCTGCCTTACCATCAACTGATATTGCACCAATATCATCAATCGAATCAAGGTTTGCAACAGATACTTTTGTGTCAAAATCAAGTTGCATCATTCGAGCATAGGTTTCATAATCTTCAATAGTAATATAATTCGGTTTACTAAAACCAAGGACACGATTTGCCAAACTATACACCGTACCAAAATTATTCAAATGGGTTCGATTGATACCTCGTTCTTTTAGTTTTTCATAAATGGCTCGTGATGCGCTTCGTGAATATGTAGTGAACATGATATTTTCAATACTGGTACCATTATCAATCAATTTGATGATTTGATTTGCAATATAAGTCGTTTTTCCGGCACCTGGTAAACCTAATATTTTGTGAAATTTTATTTCATGTTGCATTTATTCCCACTTCTTTCCGACAAGTATTATTCTATCAGGATAATCCTGTTTTAATTCTTTAAAGACAGGTTTGATGATTTTCCAAATATGATGTTTATTGGCAAGTCCGCTACCTAATGCTGATATATAATAGGTTTTATTATCATTATCAATCTGCATTCTTAATTTTCGCATTTCCGAACAAAGGATACAGGTATATGTTTTTTTGTTATAAAATGCATCATCATTGTTTGTTGGTTTTCGTTTTGTAATAAAACCATATGATTGCGGATGGTCGCGTAATTTAGCAGCTCCACCATGTCCTGAACGATACAAATTATCACCGAATACAAATATTGCGTTAGGATGTTGGTCCAACCATTGTTTTGTTATTTCTTCCATTACCCTTACCTCCTTACCTCAAAGATTTATGGGGAACGAGAAAAAATTCTTTTCTTGGGTGAGAAAAGGTAACATTTCCAAGTGTTCCTATCCATTCTTTGAGATATAACAGAATAAGATTTATGGGCAAAAACCCATTAGGGTTTGGTAATGATTTTTCGAGGAGGAAAAATCTTACATTTGCTATCCATTCCTTATCCATTATATTCTATTTCTCGATATCCGCCTATTTCATCATCAAACTCCCACACATCGATATGTGTCAATTCGCCACAATGTTGTTTTGCTTCTCGAGCATTGTAATATCCATAAAGATGAGCAATTGATTCGTCTTCTTCTTTTTGTATTATTTTTGCTTGTTTTTTTGTTTTGGCAATAGCGAGCAAGGCATCGTTGCGATGTCGGAATATCAGGTACAGTTTTTTCATCATCTACACCTATAAGTTTCTCAACAGCCAAGACAAAAGTTTAGGCACAAACTTATGAAAACCAACTAGGAGAGTTGGAAATTGGCTGTTATTGAGCTTAGGGCATATTTCCATCATATAAGAATTTCAATTGATTTGTGTATTTCCGTATCCGTTTGATATTGTTTTCTTTAATACTGTTTCTAAGATTACAAAATGTATCCGCTATTTTTACGATATGAGCATATTCATCGCTTTTGACCTTATCGATATAATCAAAATATTTTTCTCCTTTTTCTTTTGTGATGTGTCTTACACCTTCTACAACTTTGTCGCTAAAACCGAATTCATCAAGGTCATCATATGTTACATTTGTATCTTCAACAACATCATGCAACCAAGCGACTTGTAGGATTTCACTATCATTATTATATATCATCATTTCTTCAATAAAATTTGATGTTTCTTCAAGGTGTTTATAATAAGGAATATCACCATAACATTGTCCTAAATGATATTCTTTAGCAAAGTGTATTGCTTCGTTTAACGTTTTTTCTTTAACCATTGTCTTCCACTATCTTGTCTAATTGTTTTTTGATAAATTTGTTTACGCATTCTTTTGAACAGAAGTAAGGATAAAAACCTTCATTCGCTTTTGATTTGAAATGTAATGATTTGAAAATATGTTTTAATATATGTAACGGTTCAAGAAATAATGGGTGTTCTACTTTAAAATCTTCTCCGTATATATATTCTGTTAACAAAAGTGATATTTCATCTGGGTCAATGTAAATAGCGTTTTCTTCAACATCAATATCAAGAGGTTCTATATCTCCTTCATTGTATTTTAAAAAATAAAATTGAGATGTTTCTTCTCCACATTGAGGACAATAGGAACGCTCAACGAATTTTTTGCTTTTACAATCAAGCTAAACAAAAAAGGTTCAAAAATATTCTCGATGTAACTGCCTGGATGTCTAGACGACTCCATCTACCGTGGGATTCCTTGCTGACATGATGAAGAAATAAAATACAGTATGTTTTAGAATCCCAAATAACGTTTTGTTTTCCCGGCATATTCTTTATAGTCCTCTCCATGCCGTTTTGCCAGGTGTTCTTCCTCAGTGATGACCATCGTATGCGCCAG